TCAATTCTACGAAGGTATGAAAGTATTTGAAAAGCATTTAACTATTTCAGATATTGATTATTTCAACACTAACGGATACTACCCACTAGCAGTTTAGTTAACTGGCATTAAAAGGTTTTAGTGTTCCCTTTTATGTAAGTCCAGTAATATTAATCATATCTCACACTATGGTTAATATTGTTAGGTTAAATTGATAAATTTAAAAATTTGGTTTTTTTAAGGTTAGAATTGGGAACTCTAACCTTTTTTTTATGCTTTATTATTTCTTAATATTTCATACTCACATAATGTAAAAATTATGTTATCATAGTATTAACAACACTAATTACACTATGTTTGAATTTTATCCTTATGCTCAAGAAAAGGGAAATATCCCTAACACTATAGTAAGTAAGATTAATTTCCCTAATAATAGTTTTGGAGCATCTATAGTTTATTTTGAAAATGATGGACTATATGAACTTGCTTTAACTAATAGTTTTGGCAGATTTATTACTGGTAATGGAGCAGAATATAAGTATTCTTGCACATTAGCAGAAATTAACTCATATTTGAGACAATGGAGTGAATATTAAGAGAATATTAAATTCTCTTTTTTACTCTCACATAATGTAAAAATTATGTTATCATTAACTTAAGTCAAAACACTTTTCCCAAAATGCAAACTTTATCTAACTCTCAGCAAACTAGACTAGACAAAATCAATGCTGATTTAAGAAAGTCAAGAGTTTTAGAACTTAATGAAATTGTTAACCGTAGTTTAGAATTTTCTACAGACTACGGAGTAGAATTTTCTAAAGTCACAGAGATAGCACTTGATGAAGGTACAGAGAGACTAGACGAAATTCAAGAATTTCAAGAGACTTTCAACCTTGATATAGATGACGCTATCGAAGAAATTGACACTTATGAAAATGTTTGTAATGAGTTAAGATACTTCGATTCCCCAGTTGATGAGATTATCGAAGCATTTATTAACTTATTCAGTATAAACGACTTAATGCACTTAGAAGAGTCTTACAGAGGAAAATACTACAGCGGAGCAGAGTTTACAGAGGAATTAATCTCAGAATGTGGTTATATTTCTAACTCACTTCCAAGTTGGATAGAAAACTGTATCGACTATGAAAAGATATGGAATCATTCACTTTCATACGACTATTGCGAATGGGATAACCATATTTTTAGCAATTTCTAAGTAAAAAAGGGTTTTAATTAAACTTATATATAAAGGGACTAATAACCTAGTCCCTTTTTTATTATCCTTTAAAATGATGACTATTTACACGTTTAAAAAAGTAGATGCGGAAACTTTTGTTGATGATAGCGGAATCATCTATAAACCTTTACCACTATATGAAGATTATTACATTAATGAAAGTGGGGAAGTATTCTCAACTAAGTGGGGAAAGTGGAAAAAATTACAGACTCATATCAATGAAAACGGTTACAAGAGAGTAACTTTGAGACATAACGGTAAGACAGTTGTAAGAAGAATTGCCCGCCTAGTTGCTAGTGCTTTTTTAAGTGCGGAAACAATAGAAAGTAACCAAACTATTAACCTAGAACATAGGCAAGTAAGACATATTGATGGGAACAAAGTAAACGACCATTTTAAAAATTTACGGTATAAATGAATAAAAAACCCTATTAATAAAAAGGTATAAAAAAATATAGTTTATAATTTTATATCTCTTTAAATATCTCTAGGAATAGGAGTCTTAGGAAGTTAGCACGAAACGGATTTTTTTTCTAGTGTTATGTAACGGAATTGTCATAATAACTGCAACTTAACATATATTGGGAATTATTCGCACAATAGGGAATTAATTGATATAATTAATATATACAACACTAATTACACTTTCCCAATTATGACTTCTGTAGCAACTTACAACAAAATGGAAACTTCTAACTACCTAGAAGGAACTTTTGAGGTTAAGGAGTATTTTAGAGCAAAAACTTCAAATAAAATTACCCTTACTGAGTTAGAAAAGAATTTCTTAAGTTTCTTTGCTATCGAAGAAATTATTGACGAAGCAACCCCTAACGCTAGAGGGGAAGAATACGGTTTTTATTATGGTAACTTAGACCCTAACGAAATTATCACAGACTTTGATGAAATTCACGCATACCTTAATAAAGAGAATGTAGTTTCAAAAAATGTTGTTAAGGGCATTATCGGATCACTTGACAAAAAAAATGTGGTATGGGTAGAAGAGCGTTTACCTATAGATGGCGGTAATCTAATATGGTTAACTGAGGAATTTTTGACAGCGGTAGCAGATAATCAGCGTCAAGCGATTATAAACTACGAAGAAAATTTTGAAAATCTTTGTTAAGTCTCAGAGGTGACACAGGTGAGAATGAAAACGATAACCATTTTCACCTTGTGCCAATTCCAAAACTGGCATATTAAAAAATTCGATTTTGTCTAACCTACAAAAGTATAGGGTTTGCTATATTATCGAAAACGCATTTAAGGTACCCTGATATATAAAAAAAATCCCAAAAAAAATTTTACGTATGGACCATTTGCTAAAAAAGTACGAGGATGATTACTCCCCTTGGTTAGGTCGCCCTTGGAAGCAGCAAAGGGGTGGGGGATGTTTCACACTCATCTATGACTATATGAAAGAGACTGGAGTACAGGAGTTCTCTCAGGACTACTCTCTTACAGTCAGACAGTATAAGATAGAGGATATAGAAAGAGAGGGTTGGAGTATTGTCTTTGAGAAAGAGGAAGGTGACAGTGAGTTTAACCCAGACATTTTGAAAAAGAACGACGTGATATGCTTCTCATTTGGTACTGATAAGATCAAGCACGCAGCAATATATTTGGGTGATGGGTTAATACTTCAACACAAGTATGCGTACGTTAGTAACCTAGAATACATAGAATCCTATATACCATTGATACGCTATATTTTACGAAAGAATGAGTAAAAGATTTCTAGTTCCTATTGAGGAAGATGACTACGGTGAAATGACTTTTAAGATACCTGATCAGATCGTTGAAGAACTTGCGTTGACAGTGGGAGATATGTTACAATATGATATTATCGACGAACAATTAATCATCACTAAGGCAGATGTTTAACAAAGCAGAACTCTCTTTAATCTATAGAGCAGTAGAACAGTATCAAAAGAACTTGTTTCAGTATCAGACTGAGACTTATGACGAATGTGAAGATATATTGGATAAAATACAACCGTCGATAGACAGATACAACCAAAACTATGTTTGTGACCATTAGAAAGGCATATAGAGGGGTCTGACGATGAGAAACGTTACCCCCGCGTCGTCGTAACTATTCTGAAATTGTGATGAACTTTCAAATTATCGATAACTACCTCCCCCCGAATGAGTTTGAGGAAATCCGAGACTACTTTACGGGACAAGACTTTCCGTGGTATGTAAACAAAGCGAAGGTAATGCACGTTGCCCGAATGGTAGATCCTGAGTTACAAGCGAAAGAGATATATAACTGGCAAATGGTAAACTACGTATATGGAGGAGGACAACCTCTAGGACCTCAGTATGAGAAGGTATTACCTATAATAAACAGTTTACAACCAAGAGCACTGATACGTATAAAGGCAAACCTAAACCACCATACAGATAAACTACAGGAGTATGACTTCCATACAGACTGTGGTGAGTATGGATCTGATGAGTTTGATGGTGCTACTACTGCAATATACTATCTAAATGACAATAATGGTTATACATACTTTCAAGACGGTACTAAAGTTGACAGTAAGGCAAATCGTTTGCTAAAATTTAAGGTGAATACACCTCACGCAGGTACCAGTTGCACAGACCAAAAGTTCCGTGTAGTATTGAATTTTAATTATTTTTAATGGAAAACCAAGAAGATTTAGTAATACCTCAAGATTTAGAGGTACCTGAGTTTAAATCTATAGAAGAGGAGAACGAGTGGAGGTTTGGAATGATAGCAAAGACTGCTACTAACATTGCCAATCGTACTCAGCAGATAGAAGCATTCTTAAGTAGAGGTGCTGATATGATACAATATAAGATCCCTGGAAATGATAACCATAGTAATTTGCTACAGGTATTTGATACTATTTTTGACAGACTAAATAAAATTGAAGAAACTCTAGCACAAATGGATGCCCGCTAAGATCCTAGAAACAGGTCGTTCTTATATGAACCCTGTTGACTCAGAAGATTATACAAAAGTCTATACTGGAACTAATATACCCGCAGGGTACACCATTCAATTCCAAGGGATAGGTCCTGGTGGGTTTAAGTTTGGTAAGGATCAGGTATTTTACCTAGGAGAACCTACTGCAACGTGTTTAGATAACTGTGATGCAGAAAGAACATCAATATACAGATACTATAGTGGTAAATTAAGAGATCACCTATACAGTAAGGAAGATACTCTAGAAGATAACGTTTACGACTTCCGTAGTTACAATAGAGAACCACGTCAGAGGAGTGCACAGTACTTCACTATAATGCAGGACAGTCAAACTGGTGCTGTTGCACTCTATAATAACTTTGACTCCGCAGGAAACAACTCATACTTGACTACAGGTAGCGGAGGAGAGTTATTAGGGTACATTTGGACATCCGCAGCGAACGCAGCGTCATCTGGATTGATGAAAGGTGGTGAAACCGCAGTTCCTCTGTATGAATATAAGTTACCTAGCGGAGTAAACCGTGGTCCTGACAATTTTTACACAATAAACCCCGTAAAAGAGAATAATTTAGAGATTGGAGTAGCGGGAGTACCCGATTGTTCAGACCCTAGACAGCAACAATACGCATTTGTAGGTATAATTGGTTACGTAATGACCTCTGGAGCACCTAGAGGTAGAAAAAAGATTGAAAATTTAGGAAAACCAAGGAATACAGGTGAAGTAAATCGTTCTGGGTGGTATGATTTTGATGAAAACGCTAGTTTTGGACTAGGAGACTACCTTGCATTGCAAGATCCACCATCTCAAGCGGGTTGGGGAGGTTCAGCAGTAGAAATATTGAGTACAGCAGCGTATTACGAGTGGTTTTACGGAAAAAACGGACCAGTAAAGGGTTCTGTACCAAGATCATTGAATTTTCACGATGCTTTCGAGGGACAATTCGTATATTACCTCTATGATACGTCATATCCGTGGAATGGACCCGTATATGGTATAAACTTCCTTACAACAGACGCTCCTTGTCTTGATAGTGATAACGCACAACCCACTCTTGAGTATCATACTTACAATTACACTATAAAAGAGAGTGCGTGGGTAACAAAGAAAACTAGAATGTATGTAGATGCTCCATTCAATCAAATAGGAGCAAATGAGTCATTCTGGGGAACTGATACAGATGAACCCCGTATATTTTTTAGATATACATCCAATACAGGGTTTTTTGCAGTAGGAGAGCGTATAAATGGGTGGATGATTACTGCTTGTCGCTATTTTGGTGATGAAATGAACTGTGGATATATGGAATTGACTCAAATTAGCAATGAAACTACGGGAAATGCGTTTACATACAACCAATCTTTCACTTCAACCAATGGTGGGAGTATAAATGTACTAGCAGGATACGGTATAAAGGACAAAGCAGCGTTCTGGGGAGTGTATGAGTTCCCAAAAAGAGTAACTTACCTCGGTGTTTCATTAAAAGAGAACGCACTTATACCAGATCGTAACTTAAGTGAGGCATTTATAGAGGCAATTATTGATGAAAAGGGTAAAGTTGCAGGAGTAAACATCATCAATAGCGGAAAAGATTACAAAAATCCCGATCTTGCGATAGAATTTCCCGAAACAATGCGTGAAATGGGGTTTGCTGACCCTACAAGGTTCCAACAAGAGACATTTGTTAATGATTCTGGTATAAATTTACAGAATAAAACGTATAATGACCCAGATTTTCAAGGTCAAGAGTTAACAGATAAGGAATCTACCGCTGCAATACTCAATGAATCGTACAAAAATGAGTCTGGATTCCAAGGAACGCTCAAACAAGCACAGTTAACACCTGTTTTAGATGATCAAGGCAGTATTATAAACGTAATTATCAATGATCCAGGTCAAGGATACAGTCCTTCGTCACAACCTAGAGTGTTAGTTGTGCAAAGATACGAGGAAGATCTGGAAGAACCTGGAACAGGAGGTAATGTAAGGGAAATAGCAAATAACTATGATGGTTTATTGAAGACAGGAATACTGGATACTGGTATGCAAGAGCAGGTAAATTTAAACTTAGATGCCTTTAATGAAAATATTGGGGAGTATGATGACTCACAAAACGATCCTGTAGTATCAAGTTATATGGATATGCCAGATTTGAACGATGAAGAGGTAAGTAAAGACTGTGAATCAACTCCGCAGAACTGTTTGAAACTAGATATGCCTGGAGAATGGTCTGATATTAATAATTATTACTCTCCAGATACGCTATTTTCTAACTTGCGTCAATATGCACCTAACTTTAACGAGAGAAATGCGGAAATTTCACAGTTTTGGCAAGAATCTAACGAAACATCAAAGGAAGTTGACGCAGATACAGCAGGAATCAACTCATTATACCCAGAGGGATGTGAAGAATGGGGTCAACCACAGTTATATGAGGTTAGAAGGTTTTTTGATATACCGTGCCCCTTTGTAACACTGGATGCAGATGGTGAAAAGTCTGTAAAAGGGTATATGCCATTTAAGTACTGTGCTAGTCAGGAAGAGACTGCAAGGATACGTGTATCATTGGAGATAGAAGGCGATGTAAGCGGTGCAGGAGCGTCTGTAAACACGTCATTCTTAAATTTCCTACAAACACTACCTCAACCCACATTAACACGTCCTAGATTGATTACAGTAAACAATGCACCTAAGAAATCTCATCCTTGTAAGCAAGGAGATGCAGAGGGTAGATGTTATGAGACTTCCGCAGGACAATACGCATTTGTACCTTTATCTGGTGATGAAAACACATTTGATTATGCCTTAAACGCGGGATTTACGGAATTAGATCAATTAGCGACGTGGTTGGGAAGTAATGTTCAGACTTATTCCGCACAAACATTTCAATTTAGTGGAAATGCGGGGACATACAACTATAACTCCGCAAGTCTACCTAGTTGTAGTGGAGGGAAGTTACCAAACCCGTGTTGGCACAACTTTGTTACAGATGGTGTACTAGATGTTAATAAGGGATATGACGGAAGTGGTAACGCACTTGCACAGACTGATCTTTGTAGTGATTCGCCTTTTTCTAGTTGTCAAGCACTATATGAGGTTGTACACGCTGCTATTTCTATAGACCCTAACCTAATCAATGCGGACAACTATATAGAAATGGGTCCCTATGAAGGAAGTTTACTTTATAGGAACTATTCTACAGCAGGTTCAAAGTTACTAGATGACACTATGAACAATTACGGAAACCCTTATTTTGATGAATGTGACTTGAGGTTCGATTAATGACAAAAACTTATCACATCTATTTGAAAGAAAATTGTCTATTCAAAGATCTAAATCAATCTGAGTTTGACATTATTTGGGGTAGGATATACAGATCTTATTTTACAGAGGATCTTACTTACACCGTAGTTAATGAATCAGCAGAAAATTACGCGGACGCATCTTTCTAATGCCAGGAAAACTCCCAGTAGCAAGTCACAATGGTCTACCTTGTAGTGGACACGGGATTCCTATACCTGCAACTATTCATAACACTCAACCTTGCGGAAGTACACCTATACCATTTACTATTGAGTTAAAAAACAAAACTTGTTGGTGGCCACCCACACCAATGATACCTCTAGTCGGTTTATCTCCGCTAAGAGCAACAGTGTTAGTAAATAAACTTCCAATTATGTTGGAAATGGATTCATTTATCCAACACAGATCAATTACGACGAATATAGTAAATTACACTTGCCCGTGCGGAAAAGCGATGTGTATTATACCCACACCTTTTGGAGGAAGTATATTAACGATCGAAGATAAAGGTGGTATTGGACACGAAAGGGTTGTTACAGCGACTACATATACTGTATTCGCCCTTAAAAGACGAGTCGCTAGAATCTTAGATCCACTGGGTGTGGGACCTAGATTTAGATCTTGGCCTTGCAAATCAGTTATTGCCTACGGTTCTCCTACTGTTCTCTGTGGTTAACTCAAATGGAAAAAACTAGAAAGTCACAAAGGTTTGAAGAGTGGATAGAAAAGATGATGGAAGGTCAAGAAGATGACAATCTTGAAATACCAGATTGTTCTGGTATTGATATAGATATAGATTACAGTCATTCACACTGAGGGAGTACAAAAGATCTCCACGTAGAAGGAGTGCCCTCTTATAAAACTACATTATTACTATGGCAAAAACTTTCAGTATGGGTCAAACTATTGAATCCAAACCTAAAAAAACAAGACAGGGCAGAGGACAGCACAGCAAGTATTCTGCAACTTCTCGTAATGCAGCAAAAAAACGTTACCGAGGACAGGGTAAATGATTCGAGTTGATATGAGTGAAGAATTTGTCAAAAGTGGCAAGTGGTTAGTAACTATGCCCGAACGTGATAAATACTTAAAACAAATAAAAGTTTTGAGTAATGGCGTACAAGTTCAGAGCAGAACGACAACTTAGTAGAGCATTTAAAGACTTCAGTATTTTGATGAAACCAAATCCAAATACTGAGGATTTTACTACTGTTAAGAATGAAAACGCTATTAAACAGTCAGTCCGTAATTTAGTATTAACTGGAATGGGTGAAAGACCATTTCAACCTAAGACTGGATCACGTTTAAGAGAACTATTATTTGAACCATATGATGTTTTTGTTGCACAAGACATTAAAGAAGAAATCATCAACGTTTGCACAAGACTAGAACCTAGAATAAATGTTCGTTCGGTTAGAGTACAGCAAGATCCAGAAGATGATAACAGTCTCCGTGTTGAACTTGACTATAAGATTATTGGTGAAACTTTAGTGCAAACCGTTGATTTCTTACTGGAGCAAGTATAGATGCCCGCAATACCATCAAATTTAACATCTCTTGATTTTGGAGAGATAAAAGAATCCATCAAATCGTATCTAAGAACTAGAACAGAATTTACAGATTACGACTTTGATGGATCTGCTGCGTCATATCTTCTAGACGTATTAGCATACAATACTTATTATTCTGCTTTCAACGCTAATATGGCGATGAATGAAGCATTTTTAGAGTCGGCAACAATAAGAGACAACGTAGTAAAGATAGCAAAACAATTAAATTATACACCTAGATCAATAAAAGCAGCAAAAGCGTGTGTTGCATTTGCAGTGCAAACAAGTTTTCTTGGATCAGGAACAACATATCCATCTACCGTAACTATTCCTGCGGGCGATGTATTTGTATCTGCTGTTGATGGTCAAGCATATACATTCACAGTTCCACAACCAATCACTTCTATGGTAGATCAGCAGACTGGTCTTGCAACATTTAATAAAACAGTAATATATCAAGGTAATTTATTAGAGTATGAGTACAACGTAACTGACGTTAAAAAAAGAAAATATGAGATTCCTGTTGACAATGTAGATACAGACTTACTTTATGTGTCTATTTCACCTAATGCTCAAAGTGAAGAAATAGATACTTACAACCAAATTACAAATATTGTAAATGTAGATGGTACAACTCGTGGTTATTTCTTAGAAGAAACGGATGATCTTAGATATACTGTAATATTTGGTGATGGTATTATAGGTAGAGAGTTAATAGCGGGTGAGGTTATAAGACTTAAATATGTTAGAACTAATGGACCAGAAGCAAATGGTTGTAAGAAGTTTACTTTTATAGGTAGAGTAACAGATAATACTGGTCGCAATGTACCTGCTGCAAACATCTCTATAGCAACCGTAGATGCCTCTCAGGACGGTGAAGCAGGAGAAGATGTTATATCTATCAAGTACAACGCTCCAAGGGCATTCAGTGCCCAAAACAGAGCAGTTACGGAGTCTGATTATGAGTATGTTACTAAACTGGTTTATCCTCAAGCAAAGTCTGTTACCGCTTATGGTGGAGAAAGAGTCTACCCACCTGTATATGGAAAAGTATTTGTTGCTGTAAAAACTAAATCTGGTGCAGCGTTAAACGCTACTACCAAGAAACGTATCAAGAATGATTTATTGAAGTATTCTATGGCAGCGATCGAACCAGTAATTATCGATCCTACAACTCTATACATACGTCCTAAGACATATGTGTTCTTTGACGGTACATCAACAAACTTATCAAATAATGAATTGGCATCTAGAGTTCTTGGTGCTATTGATGACTTTAATACACAAGGATCTGCAAATAGATTTAATGGAAGGATTGACACATCTGCGTTCCAAACAATGATTGATCAATCTCAAAATAGTATTGTTGGTAATCAGACAACAATGACACTTGGTTTAAATGTATCTGGATTCCCATTTGGTTCTACATTCACTCAATGTGTAGATTTTGGTAATGCTATTGTAAATCCTGGTGATATTGGTTCTGGTAATTCTAGTGATGGTGTGGCAGTATGTAGTCCTAAATTTTCTGCTGTAAAGAGTGGAACATTTTATTCTACAGGTTACACAGATGCGTTATTAGATCTTGCTGTATCATCTCAACAGTTAACAACAAATTCAGTATTAAGTATTAGTACATTTGTAGAAAATGATACAAGTGCTCTTTTACCAGTAAATGTGAGAGATAATGGTAGAGGTGAATTAATAATGGTTACAAAACTAGATGAAAAAGAAGTTATTCTTAAGTCTGGTGTTGGAACTGTTAATTATAAAACTGGAGAAGTTTGTCTAGGTCCTATAAACGTAGCAAGCACTCCTGATGGAACATCACGTATTCCTGTTACAGTTCTGCTAGATAGTGGTAATGTAAATATAGGAACTGGTGTAGATCCAACTATTTTCAACCCACAAGTAATCACTATAGACTACACCATTGATGGAACTAGCGTTCCAAACTTCGATCCGTTAGATTTTACTCCAATCAACTTTGACGGAACCTCGATAAATATAATTGATTATCCAACCACGGTATTTGATTACCCTGAGTTTGACACTTGCTTCTAAAGCACCAAGAATAATAAGAGATGAAGTCAGTTAAGGTATCCCAACGGTTACAGGACCAGATCCCTGCGTTTATAAAAGAAGAGGATCAGTCTTTTGTAGACTTGTTAGTACAATACTACAAGTCACAGGAGAAAAGTGGTAAACCGTATGATATATTAAACAATATACTGAGTTATACAGATATTTCGAGTGAAGAATATAATCCTAACTTTATTTCATCTGAATCTGTTGTATTAGATCGTGTTGGTGCTGCTGATCAAAATATTACTGTAGAGACCGTTGATAATTTTCTTGAGAAAGACGGAACTATCAAGATTGATAATGAAATTATATTTTATGAAGAAACAACAAAATCTCCAGAGGTTGTATTCACTCCAGGTGTCAACCAAGTAGAATTTGATAAAAAAATACAAGAATTAGAAAATATAAGAACACAGTTTGATGGTGTAAAAACAAGTTTTGAATTAAAATTACTTGGAACACCAATAACACCAAACTCTGTCGAATATTTACGTGTTATAGTAAATGGTTTGCAGTTAGAACCTAATATTGACTATTTTCTTGATGGGTCAAATATTAGATTCCAGACTCCACCCACAAATACTCTTGGATCTACTCAAATAACTAAAATTGAGTATCTTATAGGTTATACAAGTGTTCCTGTTAGAGTTTTAGACACACTTAATATAGATTTGTCTCTTGATGGTGCAAAAATATTACCTTTAAGAAGAAATACTGCTCCATACTCTCCATTATCTACAATTTCTTGTTTGATTGCAGTAAACGGTGTAGTTAAAACTGCATTTACAGATTTTACAGTATATAACGATCACTTAATACTTAAAGAAGCAGTTTCTGACGGTGATAAAGTCACAATTAGGTCTGTAGAACTTATTGCACCTCAATTTGGTAAAGGTGCTTCTGCTATTGCAAGAGTCAATGATAATAAAGTTACAGATTTAATAGTAAAAGATGGTGGTAGTGGATATAGAATTAATTTTACACCAAAAGTAACTGTATTAACTCCTGTAGGTGTTTCTGGTAAAGAAGCAACTGCTCAAGCACTTATAAACGGTATAAAAAATGTACAACTAATTGATGGTGGTCAAGGTTATACATCTGCAAACCCACCAATAGTTGTATTTGATACACCTGCCGATCCTTCTGGTTCTATAGCAAAAGCAACTGTAACTGTTGATGATGCTAGTGGTCAAGTTACAGCAATCAACGTTCAATCATCAGGTTCTGGATATGATTCTATTCCATCCATAAGTTTTACAAATCCTGGTGGTGCAACTATTTCTGACGCACAAATAGATGTAAATGATGATGGTAAGGTAGTTGATGGATCTATTACAGTATTAACAAAAGGTCTTAACTACGCTACACCACCAATAGTTTATATTGATGAACCTGCTGATCCTATTGGTATTAGAGCATCTGCTGTAGCAGTTTTAGATGATCAGAGTAGAGTAGACAGGATTGAAATGATTTCTCCTGGTAGAGGATATGTAACTCCTCCTAGATGTCGTATTATTGATCCTGTGGGTGCTCAAATATTAGACGTTAAGGTAACAGGGACTAAACTTACTGATATACAACTATTAACTGGTGGAAGTGGTTACAATGATGCACCATCTGTCTATATTGTTGATAATAGAAAAGATTTATCAGGTAATCCTATTGGTGGTACTGGTGCAACTGCTGTAGCAACTATATTCAATGGTGAAATTACTGATATTAATATAACAAGTTTTGGTGACGGATATTCTGAAGATGAACCACCACAAGTCTTTATTGCAAGTCCAAAAGCAGCAGCAGCGTCTTGTGATGTTGGATTCCAAGAAGTTACAGGTTTTACAGTACACTCACACGGTTCAGAGTATCAACCATCTCAATTTGTAAATTGTAAGAGAGGTGTATCAGGTGTTTCTTCATATGATATTAGAGGAAATCAAGTATTTACAAATGAAGCACAAAGTATTCAATCATCTCACGAAATTGGAAGCACTATTGAGAATCTTGATGCCTTATTCTCTAGAACACTATATGAACGTTTTGTA